CCTTGTATTAAGGAGCCCTTACGAGCTCCCTAAAAAATTATTTATTAAGCAGTTGTAGAAATATTTGCTAAATCGTTAACTCTTAAAAATGTTGAACCATCAGAAAAAGCATAAACTGCTGATCCTGAATTTCCATTAGCAACAAATAATAAAACGCCTTTGTTACCAACTGCGCTTAAAGTTTGTCCAGAGTTTTGTCCGCTTGCAATTATTACTGTAGATGCATTGCTAACTGTGTAAGCAACACTTCCACCTTGTTGTGTGTCATCAGCTCCTGCATGAGGATTTGAATTTGGTCCACCAATAAAGCCATTAAGGGCTACTACTGGACCTGTAAACGTTGTATTTGCCATAGTATGTTCTCCTAGTTATTCCAATACCGTCTCTAGGCCGTCGACTATACGCGTCGATATTAGAAAGTTAATGTATAGTGATTAAGATATAACTGAATTTATTGAATAGCGCAAGGGATACCTACATCGAAAACACGCTTTTCGGATATAAATAGCTAGTTTAACTAGCTACAGAAAACTCAGGAGCGGCCATTTCTACCTTAATTTGTCTATGAGCTATTTCAGCTTCAGACATTTTAATCTGGTTAATGATATCACGAATTTTTTCGTCTATCTTAACCATATCAAGAGTGTATTTACCCTCTTGAACGTAGTGTTGCTCCCAATCAAGTTCTAATGCTCTTTTCTTTGTGTAAAGAGCTTGAACGTGATTTATCATCTACAACCTCCTCATAGGTTATCCAGCATTTAGATGTTGAAAACATCCTATTGCTGTCTTTAAGTAATATACCTTTTTTTCCTATTTTGTCAAGGATAGCTCGTTCTATACTTTCTGCACTATCTTCTGCTTCAATGTTAAAATCAGCCATGTGACCATAAGCTCTAATTTTTACTTGAAACAATTTTGTCATAATTCATTCTTTCTATCAGATTAATGGAGCCCCATAAAGGGGCCCCACTAAATAAAAAATGCTTAAATATTAAGCAGATCCTTGTGATCCGAAGATACCTCTAGGGTCAGACCAGCCGAAGCTGTATCTTTCTCTAGCTTTGTATCTAACGTTACCTGTATCAAAATCACCTTCCATAGCAGTTTTGATAGGTGCTCTTACGAACATCTTCATACCGTTTGGAACGTCAGTTTTGATAAAGAACGCGTCAGTATCAGTTAAGAAATTGTTAACCACATAACCTTGTGGAACCATTCCCATTGATCTGATTGCGTTTGTATCGTTATCAGCAGTACCAGTTCTTAACGCTGATTTCATTAATCTTTCCGCAGTGAATTGTAATTCTTTTGGAATGATTAATTTAACACCCTGAGCTGCAATTTTTAAACCACGTTCATCAGTGAATGCATTGATATCAATCAATGATTGTTCTAATGAAGTTTCGTTTAAGTCAGCTTGAGTTGCTAGCGTGTTGCTGAATGAACCAGCAATAGTTGGGTGAGATGAATTTACTAAAGAAACTCCGTCGCCACCAACATATGATGTACTAAACGCATTGTTTAATACATTCGCTGCAGTTACCTGCTTAGTGTTTGCCATAGATCTTGCTAGTGCTTTTGTATATCTAGACGCTAGTCTATCGTACAAGTTGTCCTCAATCGCTTCTTCAGTGATTGCGAAAGCAAGTGCTACAGTGTTATGAGTGTATCTAGCTGTGAAAGTTTCTTGCGCATTGTCAAATACAACTGCAGATCCTTCCGGCTTGATTTCCGCGTTAGCGAATCCAGATAACATTACTTCCTCTTCGAAAGCTCTATCTGAAGTCTCAACATCGAAAATTTCAAGGTGCTGATTCTCGTATCTCTTATATTCCAGGCCGAATAGTGCATTCAATCCTGGCTCTAGTTCTTTAACTAGTTGTCCTCTTGATATAGCCATAATTTATACTCCTATATTCCTGTTGTTTGTTTGTAGAAATGATTGCTAATGATAGCAGTTACTACTACGTTTGTAGAGTAAGTTGTAGCATTTAGCTTTTCATTATTAGAGTCGTTTTTAGAAACTCCAATCACACGTAATTGAGCCGCACTTGATACTAATTGCGATGTATTTAAAGTAACTTTAGATACATAGTTAGCTGAAGATCCAGCTGTATAAACGATATTTCCGTTTAAGAAAATATCCGCAATAGCAAGAGTAGACGAAGCTTGAATTTCGAATCTCTCGTACGGGTCATCACTAACATAGCCAACGATATCAGTAGCAGTATTTGCTGCTGCTAAATTGTTAGCCCATGTTGGTTTTTTAGTTGAAGCATTTGTATAGAATACTCCGTTTAATGAACCTAATAATTGGTCATTGTTATCAGCTACCGTAATGTAACCAGTGTCCGCTGCTGTTACTGGGTCATTTTGGTATATTGCTGATGAACTTGCCGCAATATTATATTCACTTAAACCTTGAGCATCTCTATTTTGTCCAACTTTGCCTATCGGTAATAAACCGAAAGCTGCATTTGGGTTAGCCATAGTTTTTTCCTTGTTTAAGTTTTTATTTACTTTGTTGATATCACAAAAAAATTATTTTTTGTTCGTACCACCAAAAGTTACACGAGTCTGCCTCTCACTATTGATTGGCATACTTGGGTGCTGATCCTTGTAGACATCGTTGTTAATTGCGTCTTCTCGTTCCTTTGTTCTTTTTGCAAAGTACTCGTCACGAGCTTTAGCGAGTTCTACCGGTATCCTTGCCAGCGCAAGGCCACCATGTCCAATTACACCTGCGTATTTTCCTTCGTTGATCGTTGAGTAAGTTTCACCTGGATATTCATCAGCTCTCACTAATTCAAATCCTGATCTTAACTTATTCGAAACGTTTTTAGAGTCATCCTGACCTAAAATTTCAAGTCGAATCCAACGGTGTTTAAATCCGTCTTTTGGGCGCGGTGCATCCAAACTTGATGGTGGAGTCCAAGTTGTAGGTCTCTTTTCAGTAGCCCTAGTTTGGCTCGCACGTGGGGTCTTCATTTTATCGTTTTCCATATGCCTATACCTCCTTCGTGATATTTAATTGTTTCGCATATTCTTCTAATGGCACTCCTAATTTTTTAGCGATTGCAACTTGAGAAGGCGTGAGTCTCACAGTTTTGCGACCTGGTTTTACACTTCGCTTCGCTGAAGCTACTACTTGTGTCGGTTTGGTCGTTTCCGTAGTTGCATTCTTATCAAATTTATGGGGAAACTCAAGTCTTATTCTTTTATCAATTTCCGCATAATATTCGTCACTTTCAGCATCATAACCTTCCTCGTCAATTAACTGTCTATGAATGTCAAAAGCCGTGTAAGTCATAGGTTTATCTTTACCAAACCATTGGTTTTTTTCTCCCCATGCTTCAGCTCTTGGACTTCCAATAGGCGTGTTTTGTTTTGGAACGTTTACTTCTGAAATTGTATTTACTTGCTTAACTGGTTCTCTAGATGCAAGTTCTTTCATTTCTTGAAGTCTTGCTTCTTCATAACCTAGTTTTGCAATTTCTTTTTGAGCTTCAATTTCTATCGCAATATCTCCAGCTTCTCTTGCTAAACCTAATTTAGCTTTTGCTGCTTCTAATGCTGATACAATTTTAGACTCTCTGTCTTTTAAAGATGATGTTTCTAAAGAACTAAATCTTTTTGTAAGTAGTTCTTTTTCAGCTTTAACTGTTTGTGCATAACGTACAGCTTCTTCTCTCTGACGTTCTGCTTCTCTCATCTTTTTAGTTAGTTTTGCAATTCTTCTTTGCACTCCTTCACTATAATCTTCTAATTCGTCTTTCTTCGCTTCTGTCTTAGCCTCCTGTTTCTCGCTGCTTGTATCTAGCTTCTCGGAGCTAGCGGCAAGGGGCTTTTCTTCTTTTTCTACTTCTTTAACATTTGATTCTTTTACTTCAAACTCAGGTTCTGGTTTTGCTGTGTCTTCAAACTCAACATCAACCTCTGGTCCTGAAGTATCTATATCAACTGTCTTTTTGTTTTTATCTTCTGGCATAGTTTCCTCCTATGTTTATATATAGTGAAGTACAGATTCAGGATCAGGAATAGTTCCTAATACTTCATCATCGTTTAATATACGAACTTCACCGCCTTCGATTGGTAATCGTGATCCCGCGTAGCGCGCGAAAATAACCCAATCGCCTTTTTTGCACCATGGGCCTGTCGGATATTTTTCTTTATCGTGATAGGCAAGTGGTCCAATCTTTAAAACGTAACCGCAATTAGTTGCGATTCGTAATCTGTCTAAAGATTCTTGTGATATGATAATTCCACCGGATGTTTTTTCTTTTGGTGTAAATGGTAATACTAATAATCGCCATCCAGATGGTGTTGGCAACTCATCAACTACAGATTTTATATTTTCTGGATTTAATGGTTCTCTAGTATTTTTTGCTTCTTCTTTATACTTTTCTTCAAGACCTAGGTTTATCTTTGGTACTTCCTTTTCCGAGGTCGATAACGTTTCCTTTTTCATCACTTTGCTCCTTCTTGTTTAGCAGGTTAGAGATTTCCTGAATTACTGTTTGGTAGGCATTAGCCTGTCCTTGCATATACTTGTATTTTTCCATACTGTCAACTGTTCCAGATATCATAGCATCACCAATATTTTGGTAAGAATCTCTGATAAATTTTTGCAGTTTAGTTATGAATGTTACAGCGTCCATAGTCTTTCTCCTTTGTTGGTTATATTAACAATTCCACTTACGTAGAGATTTATTA